GGTCGGGCGGGAAGGGGAGAGCATCACGCAGGAGGACGCCGAGGAGGTGGCGTTCCGCTGCGACGTTATTCGGCGGGATCATGGAAGAGAGGGTTGGGGTTTGGGGGCGTGGGTGCCCGTGGTCAAGATGCTTTGCGTAGGACGCGGTCTAGGTCGGACTGGCGGTAGTAAGGGACGCTCCGCGGATTGCGCAGGATGCGGACAGGGATGGAGGTGCCGTCGATGCGGTACTGGATGCCGCGGACGGTGCGGTCGTGCTTGCGGGCGTACTCGGAGAGGGTTACCCATCCCTTGGGGGCTTTGAACTTCTCGAGGGCTTCAGCTGCGGCCTTGGCGTCGGGCCAGGTCTTAAACCTTGGCGACAGGCGATAAACGAACCGTCCTCGGGGCATCGTCTTCCGTTCAGCGTAGCCGGCCTTGACGATGCGGGCCAAAGGCAGGGCTATGCCTGCCCGGGTGTTATAACCTAGGAGACGCACGACCTCGATGGTCTTGACCCAGCCATCAGGGACGTCCTTGGGTTCGCTGACAAGGGCGGCGAACAGGGCGTGGGCGTCGAAGCGCTTCATCGGGCCTTCGGGGTGAAGACCTTGAGGTCGGTGGTCCAGACCCAGCGGGAGCCGACGCGGTGGACGAGCCAGACCTTCCAGTCCTTGCCATCGACCCAGCCGGCGGCGAAGCCTGACCCCCAGCGGGAAGTCGCTAGGCGGTGCGACGCGTAGGCCATGGCGTCCTTCTGGCAGAGACAGCCGGCAGAGAACGCGGCGCCGCCTTCGGCCTTCGTCAGGTTGACCTGGGCGAGCGTGTGCGTGTGGCCGTGGATCAGAGCGCCTCCTCGGTCGGCGTAGTGCTTGCCCTGTTCGGCGGTGGCGTTCAGGCCGTGGGCGTAGCCGTGGATGAAGGCGACCTGCCCAAGACGATAGACGCCCTTCTCGGCGTGGTAAGGGAGGATGGTCTTCGCTCCGCAGCTCTTCGCGGCGGTCTTGATGCGGGCCTCGAGGTCGGCGCAGTAGTCGCGTACTAGGGCGGAGCCGGAGGTATGTTGGAGGGCTTGGGCGCGGTGCTCATGGTTGCCCATCAGGTAGACGGTGGGCTTCGTGCGCTCAAGGAAGGCTTCCCCGGCCTCGATGTCGGAGATGAGGGACTCAGCGCCTTCGGCATCCTGGCCTGCCCCACGGCGGAGCGATCGGAAGTCGAAGCAGTCCCCGAGGTGGACGCGGACGGTCGGCTTGTAATCCTTGATGAACTCGCAGAGGGCCTCGACGGCGTTCTCGTCGGCCATGTCGCCGTGATTGTCACCGAAGGCTACGAAGCGGGTCGGGGTGCTCATTTGGAAAGGCCGAGCTCTTGCTCGATTTTGTCACGCATGATGCGGGCTCTGTGGATGTCCGGGGAGAGCCTGCGGTAAACGTTCAAAGTCGCCGTCCTGTAACGAAAGCAGTAACAGCCCTTGTTCTTGAAGATGCGCCTGTTCTGCCTGACAGACATGATGCTTCCTCCTAGCCTTCTTGCGGCTGGTGCCACGCTTGAAATACGAACCCCGAACATGATTGCGGCCATTCTTGTGCTAGAGCCATGCCTTAACTGATACAGGGCCGCGTCTATGGCTTTGCCTTTTGGCGCTCGGGTGCTCATTAGCGGGCGTTGAGGTAAGGGATGGGCTTGCCCGCGTCGAAGGCCGCCAGCATCTCGTCACGGCGTTTGCGGGCCGTGGTCAGGTCACCGCCGATGTTCTCGACGATGTCCGTGCCTCGACGACGTAGCCGGAACCAGTAGCAGTCACCGAGGCGTTGCAGGTGATGGTTCGGGTTGTCCTTCACGTTGCGTTCGGACTTACGCTGGCCGTGGCAGATGGTATACTTGGGGCAGGCGAGCAGGAAGGCCACGCGCTCAGGGGACAGGCCGACCTTGCGGGCCCATGCCAGCGTCTCGGGGGTCAGAGCCTCCATGACTTGGCGAGGATGCGTCCTTCGGACATGATCTGCTGACGGGCGTTCGGCTTGAAGATGTATTCCTGGTCGAAGGAATGGGCGGCCCGTATCTCGGCGATGCTGTCCAGTTCCTCATCGTTGGCGGGGCCGATGCCGGCGGTGGCGACATAGACGGTGCGGACCTTCCAGCCCTTTTCCCAGAGGATGTCCTGGCAGACCCGCAGCTCGTTGATGTAGCGCCAGTCGGAGCAGACCACCGTCTCGGGGGAGGGTTGGTCGTGATGCTTCATCACCGGGCACCAGTTGGCGAAGTGGCGGGCGAAGACGTCCCGATCCATGCGCCGCGCGAACTTGCCCGCGTGGACGAGGAAGTCGCGGTTATCGACCTTGAAGTCCTCTCGGAAGAAGTCGCCGTCGAGGCCGAGGTAGTCCATGTACTGATTAGCGGCCTCCTTGAGGGCGTCAGCGAAGTTGATGTGTTCGGCCGGCCTTGTGCTCCACTCAAGAAGCCCAGAAGCCAGTGAATCTTTGCCCGCTCTGGCGAATCCAGAAATCAGCACGAGGGTCGGGGCGGCCATCGGCGTGGGTGCTTCGTCAGTCACGGGCTTAGAAGGGTACGCCTTCGGGGGGCAGCGGCTCTTCAGGGGCGGTCGGCTTCTGGCTGCCGCGGGGGTAGGTCATCTTATACTTATACTGAGGCTTGCCCTGCCACTCGCCGTTCGCTTCGACCTCCACGCCGACGAGGATGGTCTGACCGCAGGCGGGGGAAATGTATTCCATGAACTCCGCAGGGGTGGCGTCCAAGCGGATCTCGTTGGTGTACTTGCCGGAGAACTTGCCGACGAGCATGGCGAGGGCCTTGCCGTACTTGCTGGAGAAGTTCTTGGACAGACAGAAACCCTTGTCGTCAACGAAGAACAGGCGCGCGGACGAGGTGCCGTCCTCCCATTGCTTCACCTTCTCGAACTTGGGTTTGATCAGCTTGAGGCGGTAGGTGCCGTTCGTGCTGATGGACGTGAGGGGCGGGCGGTCGTTGTTTTCGGTGGTCATGGTATTAGGCGAAGTTGATGTTGGTCGCGGCGCTGGGCTTGGCGGCGATGTCGATGGTGGTGATCTCGGTCTGGTAACCGGGCCAGTTGCCCGAGGCGGTGCAGTCCTTGTAGAGGGTCAGCGCACGCTCGAAGTCGAAGGCGGCTCCGGTCATCAGTTCCGGCCCCAGCTCATAGACGGCGTGGGCATAGGGCGGCTCCTTCTCGACGGCGATGAAGCGGAATCCGAGGACGCGGCACTTATAGGCGGACTCGACGGCGTGGCGGTAGAAGTAAGCCTGGAGGGCGTACTTGTATTTGCGGACGGCCTGCAGGAAGCCGTGCGGGCTGGCATCCTCGCAAGTCTTCAGGTCGTAGATATAGCCGTCATCGGAGATGCCGTCGATGGCGCACTTGACCAGGGTGTCACCGAGGAAAGCGGTGAACATGACCTCGGTCTTGGAGAGGACGATGCCGTTGTTCTTCATGCAGACGGCGGCGGAGTTGGCCACGGCGTCGACCAGGGCACCCTCTTCGGCGGTCAGGATGGCCTTGCCTTCGTTGGCGGTGACGAACTCGGCCCACTCGGCCTTACCTTCCTTGGTGCGCTTGTCCACTTCGGGGGCGATGGCGTGCGTGGCGTTGTAGGCGTCGAGCCCTTCGAGGGCCAGCTTGTGGACGGCGGTGCCGACTCGCAGGGCCTTGGACTCCTCGCGGGTGCGGGCGAGGTAAGCCTGGTAATGGGCCGGGGACTTGAGCAGTTCCTTGGCTCCGCTTTGGTTGAGGGCTACGATGGAGTCGTAGACGACGCGTTCGGTGATGAGGTCTGGCATGGTATGTTATTGGTGTTGGTGGGAAAGGTCAGAGCAGCGCCTTGATGGCGTCGGCCTGATCGGGGCGTCGGCGTTCGATGGCGGTCAGGCACATGGTCGAGCCCACGGCGAAGCGGGAGCAGGCGACCGGGCGGCTGGCATAGGTCTTGCACTTGCCGGAGCCGGAGAGGTGCGGGCAACGGGAAGGCAGTTCGGCGTAGGTGCGTCCGACGATCTGGAAGACCGAACCACGGGCGGAATAGAACTCAGTCGTGGTCGGGCTGGCGTCGATGGGCAGGAGGATGCTTTCACAGCAGGCCCCTTTGCAAAGTTCACAGGCTGTCATCTTCGGGGCTGGCTTCTTCGACGGAGGCGGAGATACGGCGCACGTCCTCGATGGCCTTCTCGGCGGCGTTCTCCATCTGTTCGAGGGTGTTCCGCAGGACGCGGAGCTGGACGACCAGGACATGGACCCGGTCATGGAGGGGCTTGACGGCGGCGGCCTCGTCGGCGAGTTCGATGGACTCGGAGAAGACCTGCAGTTCGGTGATGGCCGAACGGTTCAGGTCGGAGAGCGTGATGATGTCGGCATCGTGCTGCTCGTAGCGTCCGGCGATGTGCTGGACGGTCGCAAGCGAGCCCGTGATGTTCTCCACGAGGCGCTTGATGTTTTCGCGGTTGGTCATCGGGCGAAGGTAAGTTCCTTTATCTCGCCGTTAGGGGCAAGCGTAAAGAAGCGGACCTGTGATCGGGCGAAGGACGGGTAGGTCTTGCGCTTCCAGGCGTTGAGGTCGGTCAGGAAGTCGGCGGCCTTGCGGGCCGTGAACTCGACGTACGGGAAGCCGTCCAGGAAGAGCAGCAGGGCGTACTGCTTCGGGACGGTGGCCGCGATCTTCTCGATGCCCTTGGGGACGTCAGCGGGCATCAGAGTTGCCCGGTCTTGGCGCGGTTCCACTTGGCGATGGTGGCGATGCAGCAGGCTTTCGAGATGGCGTCGAACTGGCAGAGCTCAGACTGCATGATGTCGTCGAGGACGCGGGCGAGTTCGTTGCCAGCGTAACGCATGGCCTGCATCTGCTCGTCCTGAGCCTTCCGCTTGGCCTCTTCGGCGGCGAGGAGGTTCTGGTTGTGCAGGTGCCGCATGGCGGCGTTGATGGGGTCGTAGGGGTCTTGGCTCATTTGGTCAGGGGGCGAGGGGTGGATGCTCCGCCTAGGACGGATTGCGAAGTGGGCGCAGGACGGAAACCAGAGGCCACGGCGCCGTCATCGTCGAGGTCGACTGAGATGCCGCACGCGGTCTGGATGGACTGGCGGCGGATGTAGGTGATGGCCCCGCCGATCTGCTGGGCGGTCAGACCCTCGGCCTTGACGAGCAGGGTGCCGAACTCGAAGCGTTCGCCGGAGCTGTGGAGGAAGGCTGTCGAGACGCCGACCTTTCCCTCCTGGCTGACCAGCGTCTGGATCAGAGCGAGGTCATGGTCGAGCAGGACGGGCTTGATGGCGTCGAGCAGCGCGTCGAGGGAGACGTACTTCGCCTTGAAGGCGGGGTTGATTTTGTTGGCCTTCACGTTGTCCAGGGCGGCGAGCGCTTGGACGAGGGAGGCGGTGGCGGTGGTGGGGGGCGTGGGTTTGGTACTCATGGGAGATTATTTGGTTTGTTGGTCGGCCTTCGTGACTTCACCGGCCTTCAGCGTGGCCTCGATGTCGGCGAGGGACATCCGCGTGTAGCCGGGGACGAAGAGGTTGTAATAGGTCACGCCGTTGCGGACGGTCGGGGTCAGCAGGCGGGCGACCTTCTGATCGGGTAAGACGATGTAGGACGAGTCCGCGATGATGCGGTATTCAGTAGGAAGTTTGGAGTCTTTCTTCATGGGGGAGATTAGTTGATGACGCCGCGGGTGGCGGAGTCGAAGATGAGGAGGGCGTCGGCGTTCCAGAGGGTGACGTCGACCGAGGGGAACAGTTCGGCGGCCCGGGCCTTCAGCTTGTTTTTCCATTGGGTCGTGGTCAGTTCGCCCTTCGTCCCGCAGGTGTGCGTCTTCTGCCAGATGGCCGGACGGATGCGGTGGATTTTCCAGCCCATGGCGACCGCGGCGCCGTAGAGGACGCCCGTGTTCCACATCAGTTTGCCGATGGCCGAGCCGGGGATGTTCTTGCCGGCGAACAGCGGAGGTTCCTCAAGGTAGAGGCTTACGTCCTTGGCCTTGCAGCTCAAGTCAGCGAGCAGTTGGCAGACCTCGACATCAGACCCGGGCATCTTAGCGCACTCGACAGGGTCGCCTTCAAGGGACCAGACGATGCCCCCGTTCACGCCAGGGTCTATCGCGACAAGAAGATGCATGGGCAAGACCCTTGTCACTTGCCACGCTGGGACAAGCGGAAAAGGTTAGCCACGCGGAAAGCGTAGCCGTTCGCCCGGAAGCCTTGGGAACGGGCGGCGGACCAGCCCACGTTCCAGACCAGGGCGAGTTGTTCGGGGGTCGGGTCGGTCATGCCGATGCGGTGGAAGTTCGCCCTGATCCAGCGGAGGTGCGAAGCGGCGACCATGTCCTGCGCCGTAGCGTCGCGCCACTTAGACCAGGGGAAGGCGTAATGGCCCTCGGCCTTGAGGCGGGCGGAGGCGTCGTCCCAAGCGGCCTTGTTGACCTGATACATCCCACGCTCACCGGCCTTACCGATGGCCTTGCGGTTGTGGCCGGACTCGACCTCGGCGACGGCCTCGAGGAAGGCGGCGTCGGTCTTAGCCTGGGCGTTGAGCCCGAGGAGCAGCAGGGCGACGACCGAGAAGCGTTGGTTAAGGGTCATTTCCAGAAGATGATGTATGCGTAGGCCATCAGGTAGACCACGGCGTAAGGGATGACGACCCAACGGATTATGAAGGAATGACGGCTCCGAGTGCGCTCAATAATGAGGCAGACTTTTTGCATTTCATTCATGGCTGGCCCTTGCCCTCCTTGGCGGCGTTCCAGTTTGTAAGAGCATCAGAGTCTGCTGGGTCGTAACCTTCGGCATTAAAGCAGCCAACGATTTCATCAGCCATTGCATCCCCGGCCTTGGTCAGCCGCTCGACCTGTGCCTGTAATTCTTTGTTAGGGATGAGGGTGCAATTACAGAAGACCATCAGATGCTCAACCTCAGTCTTGAGGCGGGCGTTCTCGGCCTTGAGGGCGGCGACCTCCTTGTTCAGCTCGCCCACGCGGCGCATCATCGTCAGTTCTAGGTCGCTCATACGCGTCTCGGAACTTGTGATCCGGCGACCTCGAAGCCGTCGAACTCGTAGGAGTAGGTTATGCCGACCCAGCCACCGGCGGCGGCGTAAGCCTGGAGCGATACCTTGACGGCCCCGTCTTCGTGCAGGGCTTCGTGGTAGTGATGCAGGAGTTTCTTCATGCGGCTGGAGGCGATGGCGGTCTTGCTGGAGCAGATGTCCCCGGTCATGATGCGCTCATTGATTTCGTAGACCTCGGACAGCAGGGCGACCATCCCGTCGAGGTGCTTGAAGGTGCTCATTTGGAGCGCTCCTCCATCTCGCGGATGACGCGCTCGTTGTGCATGGCGACCTCGTAGGCCCGGTCGTGCTTCCTGATCCAATGCTCACGGGAGTGGGAGAGCCGGGTGACCTCCTGACGGAGCAGGCCGTTCTCATCGTCGGTCTTGTCGGCCAGAGCCTTCAGCGCGTTGCAGTTGCGGTGCAGCTGGCGGGCCATGCTCCAGGGGAAGAGCCACCAGAGGCGGGGGAGGGAGTCGGGTTTGATGATGGTCATGGGATTGTATGGGCGATGGGATGGGTCAGGCATGGGTGGATTTGTAGGCGTCGAGGATGGCTTTGTTGCGGAGGTAGCGGGCCTTGGCGGCGGCTAGGATGCGTTCCTTGTTCTTGAGGTAGTAGTTCTGTCGGTAGCCGGGGTTGCGGGCAACCCATGCCTCGGTGATGGCGATGACTCGCTCCTTGTTGGCCGCGTAGTAAAGGCGGCGCTTGTAGTTGGCGATTTCCTTGTCGGTCATGGTCGTATTACTTGCGGGTCTTGTACGGACCGCGGCGGTTGAGGTTGACCCAAGTCGTGCCGGTCAGGTCGAGCCAGGTCCGCAGGGTGCAGACGGTCGTGTCCAGGGCGGCGGCGGCGTCGGCCTGCGTCTTGCCGGCAGCGTTGAGCGCGGCGATCTGCGGGAGGATGGCCTGCAGGCGTCGGGCGGCGAACTCGGCCATCGGGCGTTTGAGGGGGATGACGCGACCGGCGAAGGTCAGCGTCTCGGTGTAGGGGTGGTGTGCGTTGGGCATGGTGGGTGGGAAATTAGCGGTGGCTGCGGACGGCCTTGGATTTGACCGGCTCCGGGCCGTTGATGACCCGGTAGAGTTCGGGACCGCAGAAGGTCACGATGGCGAGCCAGCCGATGGCGGCGATGGCGAACAGGGTAGCGAGGGCTTTCATGTGTTTGGTGGTGCGTCAACATCCTTGGCGGACTGTTCCGCATTCGTCAAGCACCTTTCCGCAAATACCCTGTGACCCCATTCAAGGGGTCAGGGCGCTGCATATGATACGCCCTCAGGTCATCGAGGCCCGCCATATTAAGCGTACCCCTACCCGACTGAGTCCACTATGCCCCTAGGGTTGCCTCCGTCAAGGGGTAATAGACCCCTCTGGCTTGCCCTAGGAGGCGTTTTGACGGCGGGAGCGTAAGAAGACCGCCACCCCCACCCCTAGGCACCCCACGGCCAAGGCCCAACCTAGGTCGCGGACGGACTTCAGGGCCAGCGTCGCCGTGCTCATGTTGCGCTCAAGGTCGGCCGAGTCGGACTTCAGGCCCGCGTCCGTCACGATCATGGCCAGGGCGTCGGTCGATTGCAGTTGGTCGAGGACGTACCCGGCGATGTAGGCCGAGGCAAAGGCGGACACTCCTGCGAAGGCCGTGATTAGGGCGACGGCCAGCAGAAGGTTATCACTTCCGCTTTGCTTTGCTGGCTTTGCCTTTCCCATGGGGCTTGAGTTTGGCGGTGGCGGCTCCGACTTCTTTCTCTCCGCGGGCCTTGATGTATTTCATCAGGTAGTCCAGACACTCGGGGGCCGCGTAGCCAGCCGCACCGACGACGGCCATCCGCAGGCCCGGGCTTTGGATGTGGTCTTGGATGCCGTAACCGACCAAGGCCGCGGTGATCGCGGCGGCGAGGACACGGCGCACGACCCAGCCCAGGGAGACGGGTTCGGTCGAGAGCAGCAGGCGGGCCGTCATGGCGAGGCCGCCAAGCGCTGAAGCGACGACGCCGTCCTTCAGTTCTTTCGGCAGGGACTCCGGGTCGATGGGCGGGGGAGGGCTCACGAGATGCGGGGCGGCTTGGCGTTAGGGGCGAGCATGACGCGGCGGTAGTCCTGGGCCCAGAGCATCTTCGCCAGGGCTTTGCCGGCCTTGTCGACTTCGGCTTCGGCCACGCCGGGGAAAAGCAGGTGGACCTGCTCATGGCACAAGACTTCCAACTGACGCTTGGCGCCGAGGCGGGGGTCAATCTCGATGAGGTCTTCGCCGATCGTGGCCTGACCCCATGCACGCTCACGGCCTAACTTGCGCCAGACCACCTTGACGGGCTTAGGCTTGCGGCGGCTCATCGTCGGATGGAGATGGTTTGTTGAC